ACGTGGTGATACATTAACAGCATTAGCATTTTCTGAGTATGCTTTCTTTGTTGACCCTGAGATAATGCTATCAGGAGTATTACAAGCATTAGTTCCTGGAGGACTTCTTTTTGTAGAGAGTACAGCTAATGGGTTTAATTTCTTCAAGACTCTATGGGATGAAGCAGAAGAACGTGGATTTAAAAAGAATTTCTATTCATCTGTTTGGGGATATAGTAAAGAATATTTAGATAAGAAGAAAAAAGAATTAAAAAGACTTTATCCTCAAGAATATCCATCAACTGCATTACAAGCCTTCTTAACTTCAGGAGACCCATATTTTGACAAAGAAGCATTACAGCATTATTTAGAGAATGTAAAAGAACCTATAAGTTTACAATTTAAACTATGAAAACAGTAAGATTACATAACCCTATAACTAAGACTTATTATAAGGTAAGACGTAAATCTATATTAAATAAGAAAAAGAAGACTTGTAATCACAATTTTGAGTCAGACCTTTATGAAAATGGCAAGGAATTAGTATTTATTTCTAAGTGTAAGAAATGTGGAAGAAAAGAAATAGAATCTTGTAAGTTAGATAAAATTTTTAACTTTGTGGCACATGTAAACCTTATAGCATATCTAGCTGGAAAATGTGAACCAAAGACGAATTAAAATTGAATAAATAATATGAACGATTGGAGACAATACAGAAAACTAGAGAATAATGAATTTATATTAGTTGGTGTAGATACATCAGCAGGTGCAGGAGATTATACAACAGCAGTCTTTATATCAAAGACTAAGATTGATGTACCATTAGTATATAGAAGTAAGAAAACAGCAACAGAATTAACAAATCAGTTAGTTATAGTTTTAGAACAAATACACGACATTACAAACAAAAAACCTATAGTAGCTTATGAGAGAAACAATGGCGGTAGTTTTGAAATGGATAGACTAGCGGCACTTAACAGATTAAATAAATACGATATATTTAAAATGCCTAACTTTGGGAGACTTGACCCACCCGAATCTGTTAAATACGGATGGTCAACTAACACTTCAACAAGACCTACAATGTTACAGGACTTGAAAAATATAGTAGACAATAAAGGAATAAGAATTTATGATGAAGATATTATAAATGAAATGTACTCTTTTATAGTAATGCAGACATCATCAAGTTGGAAGGCACAAGCTGAAAAGTATGCGTTTGACGACCTTATATTTGGAGCAGCTATAGCATGGCAGTTATACCAACAAGCAAGAGAGCCTGATGATAGTGTAGATGATGAGTTACCTCAAGAGAGAGATTTGAATACACCATTTTATTAATATGATATATACAGTAAACATAAGCTCTCATAACAAACAACCTCATCTTGACATTGAAGAAGAAATACAAAAGGTTAAGACAGGTCTGTTTACTTTTGTTATAAGAGTAGTAGACACTAATATAGTTGATGTAGTTTATTTATCCTATGAGTCCTTTAAACCCAAAAAACCTTGATTTCCATTTTATATTAGAAAAAGAGGTTAAACAAATAAAGTATGGACAGATGACATTCAATGTAGTGTTAAAAGATGGTAAGGTGCTTGTTGACACACTAACTATAACAAGAAGCAGAAGGAAAAAGTATCATATTAAGTAATGGTACTTGACAAAGAGATATGGTATGTGTTAATCTGATAGAGATTGGGTGTGCAATTAAAATGTTTGCCTAGGTCAGAAATGACTTGGGCTTTTTTTTATGGCTAAAAAGAAACTAACTTACAAAAGAGGAAAACTTGCTGAACAAATACAATCACGTTATCAAGTTTCCTTTGACTCACTTGTTGAAAAAAGAGCTTTATGGACAGAAGCAGAAAATATATTCTCCAATAAACTAGCTGATGGAATATCCTCAAAAACTAAGAGTCAGGTAATTGATCCTAAACTATCTACAATGATATTAGAAAGAGAAGCAAGAGTTATGAATAAGTTTGCTACAGGTAAGTTTAAGCCAATTTCAGGAGATGATATAGCTTCTTCTTCTATTATGAACTTGATAATGGACAAATATATACTTAAACAAGCTAATGCTCAATTTTCTATGCTTACTAAACTTCGTATGATGCTTAGATACTCAAATATTTACGGAAATATGTTTGCAATGACTGATTGGGATGTTTCAAAGAATGGGTATATAGGACCAGACTTATGGTTACTTGGAATAAGAGACGTATTTCCTCAAGTTGGTTCTGTTTCAATAGAAGACTCCGACTATATAATAGTAAGAACATGGAAAACTCTGGAATATTTTAAGAATTTACCAAAAGACGGGAATTTTAAGAATGTAGACAAGATAATTGAAAGGCTAGAAGACTCATCAGGAGATAAAATGAGACGAGATACAGAAAATAAGAGCGTAAGAGAGGACCAGTTTGGTTCAAATGCTCAAAACGCTATGCAAAAGGGTTATTTTGAAGTATTATCACAATATGAACGTGATAGATGGGTTGACTATGTACCAACTGCTAGTCTTGAATTTAGAGATACTAAAAATCCTAACAAAGATGGAGAACTTCCAGTAGTTTGTAAATATTCAATTCCACTACTTGATGACTTTATGGGAATGGGAGATATGGAACGTGGAAAACCTATGCAATATACATTAAACTCTCTTTGGAATCTATACTTAGACGCTGTTAAGATTTCAATATTTCCTCCTACTATTTTAAACAAAGACAATATCATAGCTTCAACAATTAAATGGGGAGCAGGTGCTAAATGGATGGTAAGAGGTAGTGTTCAAAATGCTGTTCAACAGGTAGCAGTTAGTCCTAGAGGAACTGAGGCATTTCAAACTACATACCAAACAGTTGTGGCTTCACTTCTTAATATGTTTGGTACTTCAGATACTTCAACTACAAGTCAAACTGATCCAGGATTCGGTAAAACTCCTCTTGCATTAAAAATGCAAAGTCAGAGAGAAAGTGCAAAAGATAATACAGACAGATTTTATATGGAATTGACTTATTCTCAGATAATGAAAAAGTTTGCAAATATGTGGAGTAAGAAACAACCTAAACAACTTGTACTTAGAATGTTTAGGCGAGAACTTGAAGATTTGAAAAAACTATATCCTGAAGTTGAGAATATGTATGATGAAGAAACAGGTAAATTAACTCTTGATAAGAGTATAACAGGTTCAACTTTATTTGATTATGAAATAGTAGCAGGTTCAACATACGCTATTGACGAGGAAAAACAGTTACTTTCATTAAAAGAAATGTTTGCAATCTTAACTCAAAACTTGCAATTTGGACAAGATGGGCGTGTAACCTCTCCTATTTTAGCTAAGATGGAGTCTGAAGGGACTACAGTTAGAATAGGTGAAATGTTTACAAGAATTATTGCAGGAAGTGGAATACAAGATTGGACAAAGATAGTAGTTGATAGTAAAGACCAACAGCAAACAAGAGAAGTAACGCCTGAAGAACAACAATCAATGGATGCAGACCAAGAACAGTTTTTGAAAGTAGTACAAGGGACACAACCACAACAAGAAGGTCAAATGAATCAAGGTCAGATAAACCAAGTTCCAGCACAATAATATGGATGAAGCAATAAAACCAGATGTTTTTGCAGACTTTAGGAATGTTGAAGTTCCAACAAAAACTAAAGAAAAGAAAGACCCTGAAGATATAGCTTTAGGTCGTTTAGCAGGACATGATGGTTGGAAGGTATTAGAAGAATATATTAATAGTTTACAAAAAGGAATAAGAGAGTTAGCCAATCAAGTTATGAGTGAAGGCAAGAGTTTTGAAGATGTTGGCAAAGTTACTGTAGTTAGTAATTTAGCTTGTGAGAAGTTAGAACAAGTTAAAGAAAGAGTATATGACAGTAAAGAAGCCATCACAGGAAAATGAGCACCTTAACAATGGAGAACAAGAAGGAGAAATACTTGATTTTACTAAACCTGATTTTACCTTTATACCAAAAGGGAATCACGAATGGAGGCAGGAAGGACCTTACTTAGTTTGTTACTCCTGCCAACTTAAACACGCTGTATATATAGGAATGAATAAAATGATGGTTGGCATAGATAAGACAGGTATGCCAATCTTAAAGAATAGAGAGTTTAAATAAGCAAGTATGAATGTTTATTTGAGTTCTTTATTGACGGATAAAGAATCAAAGGTTCTGCGACCTTAAAACGCTGATTATAAGTTCAAAAACCTATATGGATAATGAACAAAAGGCGGAAAAAGATGCTGCGGAAAAAAGCAGCGTTACTGAATCGCCAACAGTAGAACCAAAAGTTGTACCAGAGGTTGAAGAACCAAAATCTAAAGACTCTGACGTAGAGACTAAAGATGAGGAACAACAGCCAAAGGTAGAGGAGAGTCCAAAGTTAAAACCCGTTGAAAAACGGATTCATAAGCTTGTTGGAGAGAGGGATAAACAGAAAGCAGAGAACGAGTCTCTGGTTAAACAGGTGGAGGACTTGACTAGCGAGTTATCTCAAGGTCAATCCCCACAAGAATATGGTCCTACCATAGAACCAGGAGCAGAGGTTTCTCAAGAACAATATAAAGCTGATGTTGTGAAAACAGCACAGAGTATTGCTCAGCTTGAAGTTCAAAAAGCTAATGTTATTAATAAAATAAATAGGGAAGCAAACGAATCAATGCAAGAATTTCCCGAACTTAATCCAAAGAGTAAAGTGTTTGACGCGGAGCTCTCTGAATCTATTACTGAATCTGTTAAGGCACAGATTCAAGTGAATCCATCGGGTTCTGTAAAGAAACTGGTAACTCGCTTGATGAAACCTTATAAGCGTTCAGTTGAAAGACAAGTAGCTGAGTCTACTGAGGACATTGCAAAGCAAGTCTCAGAAGGTGCTCAGCGACCTAGCAATGTCAAAGTGAAAGACAAAGCTTTTGACGAGCTTTCATTAGAAGAAATGGAAGATAGGCTAGGGGTTATGAATTAGTAAATAGATTAAGGGGGTGAAATATATATGGCATTTACAAGAGAAAACACAAGTGCAAACTTAGCTCAAGAAGTCAGTACATATTACGAGAAGGTCTTTTTAGCAAGAGCTGAATATCAGCTAGTAGCTAAAGAGGGTGGCCAAATAAGGACACACGCATCTGGTGAAGGAAAAACAATTAACTTTACTAGATATACACCTTTGACAGTAAACATGGCTTCAGGATTAATTACAGAGAGTTGTAACCCACTATTGTGTTCAATTACCGCATCAACCATTTCAATGGGACTATGCGAGTATGGTTTGACAGTTCAAACCACTAAATTCCTATCAACAATCTCCATAGATAAAAATATGGCAGAGAAGATAGCTTTAGTTGGACAACACATGGGTGAATACTTGAACAAATTAGTTCTAACAGAGTTAGACAACGGAACTGCAGCTTTTGCAAACAGTAAGAATACCTCCACATACGCAGCCTCTGATACCTTTGCAGCTTCAATGATAAGGGACATAACACAAACTTTAGAATTGAACAAAGCAATGGAGTATCAAGATGGTTACTTTATGGGGAAAGTTCCTCCTCAAGCAAAATATCAGTTACTTGGAGATAGTGTATGGATTAATGCTAAAACCTACTCTGATGTAAAAGACCTTTACAAAGGAGAGATGGGAGAACTGTATCAAGTAAGATGGCTTCTTAACAAGGATCACACATCCGCAGTTGGAGACGCTTCTGAAGCATCAGTTGTAGCAGCATTTAATACTTATATTCATGGTGCTGAGAGTTTCGGTTGTTACGACCTTTCAGGCGACAAACCAAGACTTTACATTCTACCTAACCTAGTGGACTCAGGTTCACCAGCAGGAAGGATTAGTAAAATATCTTGGGCAGGTTCTTATGCGACAAAAATACTCAATAGTGATTGGGTAATCGTAGCTAAAACCCCCGCGAGTTGACGATAATGTTGACTTAGGGTATTGTCTGTGTTATACTAGGGGGTATATGAATAATATATCCCCAGATAACACTAAAAGATGTTTATTATGTAAAAGAAAGTTTTTTAAAAGAACTAATGAAAGCGTGAAAGATTGGGCAAGACACAAATTTTGTTCAAGAAAATGTGGAAATGATTCAAGAAAAGGTAAACCCTTTTTTGATAGTACAGGAATACCAAGTTGGAATAAAGGGAGAACAGGTTATATGTCAAAAGAGGGAAGAAAAAGAATAGGAGAGTCAACAAGACGCACTTTAAAAAATCTAACCAAAGAACAAGTAAGAGATAGAATAAATAAAACAGTTAAAACAAGAAAAGCAAGAAATAATTATAAGGGGCAATTAGGGAAAACTAAGGAGCAAATTTATGCTTGGAAGGGAGATAAAGCAAGTTATAGTTCCAAACATAAATGGATACAAAAGCATTGGATTAAAACTGGAATATGTGAGAATTGCGGAGTTAGTCCAAAGCCTTATGGAAGAAGAAAGTTTGGGACTGAGTGGCACAGTATAGATAACAAATATAATAGAGAAGATAGGACAACTTGGATGGAAGTTTGTAAAAAGTGTCATTTTAAATTAGATAAAGAATTATGATAGATACAGGCAGACATCACGACATTAAGGAGCTTGATAATTTACTTAATAGAACTTCTGATGTAGGAAGAAGGCATAGTATTATGGAATCTATTAAGAAGATTAGCAATGAATCAGGATTAGTAAGAAGTATGAGAGAGAGTTTAATTAAAGCACATAGAGACGGAAATGTAGATGAGATTAAGAATATACACAATTTTATTAAAGGAAAAGAAAAATATGGACAATAGTGTTTATAGAAAACCTGAAGAACCTGTAGCTCAGCCTCAATCTCAACCTGTAAAGATAGGAGATAAGGCGGGGACACAGGATGTAAAGGTAGAAGTTCCCTATACGGAATATGAAAAGGAGAATAATCAACCTTATATGGTAGAACACTTTAAGTTAGGAGATAGTTGGAAAGATAAGTTAGGCGGGTTTGAGAAAGAAGTCGGACTGATAGAAGATTATTTCAAAGGACAGATTGAACAAGGAAAGCTGAAAAATGAGATAGGGGCAGTAAAGGAGAAGTTGAGTAAGATATTTAAGTTATGCAATATAGATAAGACTGAAAGGGCAACAATGCAGATTGAAAAGCTAACAGCATATCTTGAGTTTTTAAAGAAAACAGAAAATATAGATTTAAACAATTATAAATATAGATAAATATGTCAAGAATATCAGAACAAACAATTTTAGAAAAGGTTTATGATAAGGTTTATAAAGCTTTAAGCGTACAAGGCTATGGGTTTGATGGTGTAAGTCTACAAAGATTAACAGCAGACGCTTTAGCAATTAAAGTAACTGTTTCAGGAGACCTTACATATATTGGTATTGCAGCCCCTGGAACAGCAGAAGCAACAGCTAAGTGGCAATGTAAAAAAGTAGATGAAAGTGGAGCAAATGACACTATTATAACTTGGGCTGATGGGGATGGTGACTTTGACAATGCGTCAACAGACATGACAAGCCTTTCATACTCTTAACATGGCAGTTTCATTTGATAAACTACTAGGTAAACCATTACTACATAATCACTCGGGGTATGTAAGTACAACAGGTGATACCATGACAGGATTATTAACCTTATCAGGTGCTCCAACTGCCGACCTTCACGCTGCCACTAAAAAATATGTTGATGATACGGCAGGTTCAGGAGGGGGAGCAAGTACAGCATTAGACAATTTAGCTTCTGTTGATATTAATGCTTCGCTTCTTGTTGATACTGATTCTGCTTATGATTTAGGTTCATCTGTAAAATACTGGGCAAATGCTTATTTAGATAAAATCTATCTTGACGCAGATTCAACTATCATAAATACTGATGTTGACGCATGGAACGCTCACTTGACAAATGATGGTAGCGACCATTCGTTTATAGACCAAAGTGTAGTTAGTGGTGCAACTCCTACTTTTACTGGAACAAACTTTACAGGAATAGATATTTCAGCAGGAACTAATTTAGCAGTTACTTCTCCTATTGTTTTAACTGATGATACTTTAAGTTTAGACCAATCAGCAGTTGACCATGGTACTATTGGCGGGTTATCAGATGATGACCACACACAATACATATTACATTCTTTAGCTGCTGCTGCAAATGACTTTTTAGTTGCTTCAGGAGCGAACACTTATGTCAAAAAAACATTAGCTGAAACAGGAACTATTTTAGAAGGAGATATTGACCATGGAAATCTTCAAGGACTATCTACTGGAGCAGATCATTCATACATTGACCAATCTGTAGTTAGTGGTGCAACTCCTACTTTTACAGGGACTAATATTACAGGAGTACCAGCAGCAAGTATTTTAGCAGGAACATTTGGAACAGGTGCTTATGTATTTGATAATGCAATAAGTGGAATAACAACTTTAGGAATGGGTGGAAATTTAACTAATTATGAAGCAGTAAATGATGGAAATCCAGAAATAAGGATAGGAAGTGCTGACGCTAATGAAGGGCATATTCAAGCAGTTTATAATAGTGGTGCACAAACATTAGATTATTTGGAAATTAAGACTGATTCAGCAGGAGAAGGAGATATTGTGTTAAGTCCTGCTGGCAACGTCGGCATCGGGACGACGGGGCCAACTTACAAGTTAGATGTCAGTTCTCCGACGAGTGATGTTGGCACTAAAGATGTCCAAAGATGGGGGCTGTTAGGACAAGAAGCTAATTACAATCTTCAGTATCAACAAGTGGTTGCGGCTGGTCTTATCAAGCACGTCTTCAACGTCACGAATGGAGGTACCCCATATGATAATAATTTGGTTTTAGACCGCGGCAACGTCGGCATCGGGGGGACAGTTCCTTCAGCTAAACTAAGTTTTGGAAATTATTACATAAACACTGCAACGCCGACAGCTGACCAACAGACAAGCCATATAAGATTGTATGACGCTGGCGATGGGAATACAAATTATGGAATAGGAGTTAGCACTCAAGCTTTAAATATTGCTGCTAATCAAAACACTGGAACAATTAGACTTTATACTAATTCAAGTGAGAGGGTAAGAATAGCAAACACCGGCTACGTCGGCATCGGGACGACGAGTCCCGCAAATCCATTG